AAATTCAAGGCATGCTTTAAAATAATGAATAGACACATCAGAATGAACTGGCGTTGCTACAAAAAGACGATAAGGTTGTTTATATCCCATTTAAAAAATTCTCCCAATGATTCTTTATTACATTCCAATGATAAAATTGTCTATAGTATTGTTGTTGAAATTTCATTTTTGTTTCATCTACATCATTCATCATTACTGATAGTTTATCTATAACTGCAGCAAATTGAGAAGCTAATAATTTTCTACTATTCTGATGCGGAACATATATTGGAAATTCAGCACAGGTTTCATACAAAGCACCGAGGTCCGTGGTTACTGCAACAAGGCCCGCTGCTAACGATTCCATTGCCGCTAAACAAAATGTTTCTTCAAAAATAGAAGGATGTACATAACAATCATAGGTATGAAGTATCTTCATTAATTCTTTATGATTTAAATATCCCTTATAATTAACATTTTTTATTGTTTTAGCTTTATCATATAGTTCTATAAATTGTTTATCGTTAGCACTTTTAAAAGCATCTCCATAAATCTGTGTGCTTGAATAAATATCTAATTCTACTTTGTCTGTTTTAATTTGTTCCATAGCAGAAAGTAAAACATCTAAACCACGCCATGGAGTTGAAGTATAAATTAATTTTATTTTATCTTTAGGTTTAAAATCTTTCTTTATTATTAAATCATCATCAAAACCATTTTTAATGACTAAACATAACTCTGTAGGCACACTAAAAAAATATCTAAACTTTTCATAAGTCCAATGAGAGTTAAATACATACCAATCATATTTACCGTGATTTAATTTATTTTGAAACCAAGGCATAACATTAGGTTGGTCATAACTATTATGTACCCAAAGAATATTTGGTTTATCTATAACTAAAGGTTTTTTTTCTGGAATAGAAGTTGTTATTTCAACTTTATTAAGAAGATCTTTATTTACGTATTTGTGTAAATACTCTACTTGAATTTCGGTGCCGCCGTAAGGATTCATTCCTTGGTTTTACCAAAAACCTGTAAAGATGCAACTGTTATTTTTAAATCTTGTTGTAAATGTTCTTCTTTAGTTGGAGTATTAGGATTTGCAACATCTGCCTTAAATTCTTCAAGGCTAGAATAAATCTGTCCCGTTTCTTTATTTTTAATTATCTCTTCAGCTTTAGCTGGAATAACTGGAACTTCTTCTCCGTTAATAATTACTGTTTTATTTGGCATGGTTATTTATACACTATTATCGTCTTCCTTGTCCACGATATTCTTTTTTACTATTTCGTTTATTAGGTCTTTTTGAATGTCTACCTGGTCTTTTTTTATTGGTTTGTTTAATATACGCACCATTTCCTACATTTACTTTTCTAGCCATTCTCCTGTGATCTATCTATTAATAAATAACTAATAACACCTTTAGCTACACCTGTAACTTCAGCCTGAGCTAAAATACTATCTCCTGCTTCTAAATTTAAAACTTGTCCTGCTGCTTGTTGTGTAGTATCTGCATCCATATCTACATGAAAAAATTCAAAGTTAGTAGTTACTGAAATGTCATGTATAAACATCTCTACTAAATTATTATTATTGTGTTCATTTGTTACACTAATGCTTTTAACAATCGCAACTGAACTTGTATTAATAGTTAGTACAGTAGTTAAAGTTGTACCTAAAATAAAACCTTGATTTTTATAAAAATTTGCCATTAACTAATAAACCATTCAAATCGTACTAATTCATTTTTAATATCTGTAAGATATGAAGTATTTAATTGATTTTGTAAAGTCTCTAACGTTTGATTAATTTGTCTAAAATTATCAACCGTATAAGGTTCTTGAGGTTCTGGAATATATATATTTATTTTAGCCATTAATTATATCCTAAAGCTTCATCTGTGTTTAAACCATCTGGATCTGCTAATATGTCTATTCTATCTATTTTAACAGCATTAGGATTTTCAGTTAAGAAATAAGGTCTAACTTGATTTATATTATAAGAAGAGATGTATTCTTTTTGTTGATATACATCATTTCCTGAAACTAAATAATAAAATTTATATGTAGCTGCCATTATGTTTGTGGAGCACTTCCACCTCTACCGTCTGGTTGAATATCTACTCTAAATATCCCATAACGCCAGTTGTCGTCAAGTGCATCATTTTCTATTTTAATTGCGGCAAGTCTTCCTCTTGCACGGGTATCTATTTTATCTGTTGTTGAAGTCACTGTAAAGGGACCAACTGTTGTTTCTCCAAGTGCAGATGTTGTATCTGCTGGATAAGCTTTAAAGAATAATGTTACTTTAGTATTACCATCTATATACTTAAAGTCTGGAATAAATCTTCTTATCTTAATAAAATATTCCCCATCTCCATCAATATCTAAATCAAAGTCTCCTGATTTTACAAATGCAGATATTGCTATATTTGTAGTTGTAACACTTGTTAAATTAATAACTTCATTAACTCCCACTTCATGTTCAAATACATAACTACCTCCATTACTTACTCCATTTACAATAGGAGTAGTTGGAGTTAAATTATCTATATAACGACTTGCTGTTGGATTTTCTAATACATGAGAATCTTCATAGGTTGTTCTTGATAAAGATCCAGTAACCCAAGATTGTAATTCATAATTATAAGTAACAACTCTATTATTCTGTGCTACATTTGCCTGTGGATAAAACCAACTAATTTCTGTAAATAAACTATTATGACCTGCAAATATTAATTCACCATTTGTAAAGTTAAGACCTAAAGCATCTCCTGTAGTGGTAAATACAAAGTTTTCAACTGAAGAAGGTAATGTTTTAACTGTTCCATCAAATACAAAGAAGTTTCCAGAATCCCCCATCCAATACACAGCTCCGTCTACGAAGACTGCTGCATGTTGACCAATACATCCACAGTTTGATCCAACCTGTCTAATACTAAATGTAAAAGGAGGTCCAACAAATTGCATAGTGTAAGCAGCTTCATCTGTAAGAACTAACATGTAATCTTTACCTTTAACTGCTGCAATAATTTTACTACCATTATCTAATCTAAATGTACCTGCTGTATTAGTTGATGTTGGTTCATAAACTTCAATATCTTCTTGGTCCGAGAAACGAATAAACATAGGATCTTGAGAGGCTGTGTTTCCGATTGCAGTTTCAGTACCAAAATGAATTAAATGTCTATCTCGATCAGATACTCTTGTTAAAACTGTTGCTGTAGGATTTCCTGGTATAATAGTTGCACGTGTAGTAACACCTGCTCCTGCGTTTGGATCCCATTTAAAAGTTTTTCCATCTTTAATAGTTGCTATTAATAATTCTCCAAAATTATCTAATGACCATGATCCTGCATCAATGATTGTATTAGAAGCTGTTCTTGGTGTTCCCCAAGTAGACAAGTTCCACGTACCAGCTCCCCATCCATAACCAAAAGTAGAAGCTAAAGGTCCAACTGTTTCATAAGGGTTTGTAGTAATTGTTCCACCTGCTGTAACTCCCGTGCCTGCTTCTGCTACTGGCATAGTTACTGTAAAAGTATTTGCATTTGGAACTGTTTGAACTTCAAAAACATTATCTGTAAAATCAGTAGCAACAAAACTAGTTGTTGGGCTTCCTGGTGTTGTTACAGATGAAAATGTAAGTAAGTCCCCAACTTCAAAGTTATGTGAATTTTTATTAATTGTTACAGTAGTAGAACCTGTTGTAGAAGTATAAGTACATGAAGTTAAAGCTGCTTTGAGTGGAGTAATATCATAAAATACGTTATCAAATAAAATATATAAAACTTTATTTGTACCAATTGCTAAATAACGTCTTCCTGTTAAATCAAAGAATGAATGAACATCTCTACCTGCTCCTACTAAAATATTAGGGCCAATCTGTCTCCAACCCCCTATTTTTTCAGGTGATCCATATTGAAAACGAACATTATCTCCATCTATCCAACGACCTTCTGCTTGAGAGGGTGTATCATTCTTATCAAAGCCTGGAGGTAATGGTATCTTTTTTAAAGGCATATTACTGGTATTTTACACTATAAAACTCGACCAGTAAATTAAGAGCTCAACTTCTTCCACGTAGTAGGACTTGGTATATTATGCTCTGATTTAATATTTGGTTTCATTGTAAGCATAATATCTCCTGATATTGATATTCTAGGTTTATCAGTCGTATTTAGTTGAGTTTCGTGAAATAACATACTTGGAAATATAATTAAGTTTCCTGTTTTAGCTGGATATATAGCACTTGAATAATTTATCTCTGTAAACTTCTTAAAGTATTCTTTTCTTACTGGAATATTTAAACCAGTCTTAGATACTTCATCATCTATAAATACTAGATCACCTTGATCTTCTGCATAAGGATAATAAACAAAACTATAATGAGAAGACATATGTCTATGTGAATGAATATACTGTTCTTTGATAGTGTATGTTGTCCAAGCCTTAGTAATATAAACTTCTAATAAATCTAGATTAATATGTTGCATATCTAATGCTTCAATTATCTTTGGTTGAATTGCATTAAATAGCTTTTTAAATCTTTCATCATGATGAATACCATCATCAATAGATTGTAGTTCATTTGGTTTAATATCCGTGGTCCGTGCATACTGGCTATTGGTTGGTATTACTTCAGAATTAATTAATGGAACTATTTCTTTATTTATTTCTTCAAAATTATCTAAAGCTGATATATAAATAGTTTTACCAAACCATTTGGATAAATTACTCATAATAAATGAATATACTTTATTGAAATAAAGTCAACTATTGTTTAACTTGTAAGAATCTAAATATAATCTCACCATTTCCACCATTAGCTCCACTAGTTGAAAATCCTTGACCTGTTGATTGTGTGTAAGAAGCTCCTCCTCCACCTCCAGATCCTCTTGTTCCTGGAGTTGCATTGTTTCCTGTGCTTGGGGCACCCGCTCCTCCTGCAATAGTACCAGCATACGAGGCTCCTCCTACCGAACCATTTATTTGACAGTTATCTCCACCACAATTACCTAAATTTTGACCAGCGGCTCCATTACCTGCTTGGTTAAATGTTCCAACAGGTCCTGAGGTATTTGTGGTAACACTTACAACATTACCTGATTGATTTTTAAATACACCTGATGTAATTGCTGATCCAGATAGCGTACTAGTGCCTGCACTTCCTGAGGTATTAGATCTAAGGGGTCCTTGAACTCCACCTCCTGTTCCACTAGCTAATCCACCTCCTGTTAATGTAAATATACTTCCAGTTGTTGAGCCTGATAAAGTAGTATTTCCTCCAGGAGAAGATGAAATATTATACATACTACCTGAATTACCAGCAGCTCCTCCACCTCCCGCAACAAATGTTAAAGTTTCTCCCCCTACAACTGTAAATATTTTATCTGATATATAACCACCTGATCCTCCTCCACCTCCCGATGATTCTCCTCCAGCTTTATCATAATCTGCTCCTCTAACTCCACCTCCTCCTCCACCTACAGCCGCTTGAATATGAACTGCGTTATAACCTAATGGAACAACATTGGTTGTTGTACTTGCGGTAACTGTTATAAAAGAAGTTGCGGGAAGAAGAATTCCACCTGAAAAACCAAATCCTCTTGCAGACATTCCTCCAAAAGTAGTAATTACAGACATATTACTTAAATTGTGATTGAGATGCTAATACTGTGTAAGTTGATGATGCTGTTTTAACAATGGTAAAAGTATAAGTATCAATAGAAGATGCATTACCAGAAGAAGGAGTTGTTCCTCCTTGCCATTTTGTTGAAACATTTGTTGAAGTTCCATCTATAGTTACAAAAGTTGTATAATAAGCAGTAGTAGCATTAGTATTTAAAAATGCAGCAGTTGCAGATTCTCCAACAGCAACCACAGTATTTAATGCAGTAGAATTACTTCCCCTAAAATTAAGTGTAAATTGTCCTGAAGCATTTCCTGTATGATATAACACTGCTTGATCTAAAAGATCATAATTAACTGTTCCTGTTGTTGCAGTATTAGTTACTGTTACTTTTTCTAAAATTTGTTGTACTTTTCCTGTACCATTAAATGTAATTTCTCCAACACCTTTAGGTGTTAAATTAATACCAATATTTGCATCACTTCCTGAAGCTGTTATATTTGGATTATTTCCTGTTGCAGCATTTGCAATTGTTAATTCGTTGACTGCAGAAGCAGTTGCTGTAAATATAATTTCTTCATTACCATTAGAATCATTAATTTCATTAATGATTGGATCGTTAATAGTTGGTGAAGTTAATGTTTTATTAGTTAAAGTTTGAGCTCCAGTTAAATTAACTAAGCCTAAATCTACGGCATTAGTTCCATCTAAATAAACTAATTTATTAGATTTATCTGTTCCTGAAAAAATAGCAGAAGCTCCACCTACTTGATTTAAAGCAACAGTAAAATTACCTGTTGTTCCATTTTCTAAGATATAAGTTTTTTCAATACCTGATGCAACAAACACTGTACAGTTTGCTGTAATAGTTCCTGTAAATTTTAATACTGCATTTCTAGCATTAGATATTGTTGCATCTGTCATTGCTAGAGTAGTATTAGTAGAAGTTATTGCAATAGATTCAAAACCAGCAATAGCTTGTTGTATTAGATTTAAATTAGTATTTGTTTTATCTCCCCAAGTACCCGAGTTTTCACCCGTTACCATTAGTTCTAGTTTGAGGTCTGTAGAATATGATGATGGCATAATTAAGCTATTATATAAGTGTTAAGCTGCAATATCAACCACTGACCAAGCGTTAGTTGTATTAGTACTTACAGTTGTCCATGTATTAGTTACGTTTATATCAACCACGGCCCATGCTACGACTACAGGTGTTTTTGTAGACATTTGCATAGAAACTCCTGTTACAGGAACTCCAATACCAATAACTACTGAACCTGAATTAGATTGTATTAAATTAGTAGTTAATAATACATCTGTATCAACAGTTACAGATTCATTACCTAAAGCAGTTTGTAATAAATTAGTTGTTAAATTTACATTAGCATCTGCAGTAATAATTTCATTACCTAATGCAGTTTGTAATAAATTAGTAGATACATTTACATTAGCGTCAGCTGTAATAGCTACACTAGAAACATTTGATTGAATTAGATTTGTAGATAAGGTAGCAATGGTTATAGCATCTACATTAACACTACTTACAAATACATTGAATTGTGAACCAACTAAATCTATTTGAGTTCCTATATCAATACCTACATTATTAACTGTAGTTTCAAGCTCTACTTCTGCACCTGCAGCAATAAATGCATTTGCACCTGCAATGATTGAAACACTATCAATTTCAAATTGTAATAAATTACCTGTTACATTAATATTTTGGTCTGTTGTAACAACTTCATTTCCTAGAGCAGTTTGAATTAAATTAGTAGATATATTTACATTAGCATCTGCATTAATAATTACGTTAGAAACATTAGATTGAATTAAATTTGTAGTTAAATTAACATCTACACCTAAGGATATAGCAACTGTTGAGACGTTAGCTTGTAATTGAAGACCTGTGACTTCAATTGATTGATTTATAATGCCTTCTGATGAGAAAGGTGCTTCTGCAAAGGCTGTTGCTCCAAAAAACATATAATAATCCTATAGTGGGAAGGGTTGGTGTGTAAGGTGGAAGACCCCTCCCAATATAGAATTATATCATATTGTTGAAGATGCCTAAAGTATCAACTCTGTTAAATTCTTATTGTTACCAATAGTTCCTTTGATAAATACATTAAAAGCAAGACTAATTCTTGTATTATCTCCTTGTTTGGTTTCAACCATATGAGTTAAAGAAGATGGGAATAGTATAATATCTCCTGTTTTTACAGGGAACCACCAAGATTCAGAATTATATAAATTCCAATCTTTTATTTCTGGTTTAATCATTAAATAACCTTTTTTAAAAAATTTTATTTTATCAAATTCTTCATGGCAATTAATATAAAACACTCCTGATACTAATGAGTTAGGATGTTCATGCTTATGATGATACTGATTTAATTCAGTATAATTTAACCAAGATTGTGTAATATAAGGTGTTACTGCATCTGTAGTAGATAATACTTTTTTAAAGTAATCTTCTACTGTTAAATATAAATCTTCTTTTAAGGAGCTAAATACTTTTTGATTTAATATATAATTATCATTAGAAGTAATATTACCTTCGTTTTTATAAAAATCTAATTTAGATTTATCTATAAAAGTTAATTCTTTTTTAGTAAGTTCTCTACCTAATTTTGACATATAGATAGGTGTCGGAAATATTCCGTTTATTGTAGATTCAATCATTATGATTGATTATACTAAATTAAGATTGTTGTAAATCCCAATTTTGTATAGTTTCGTTCCAATAATATCTTTGTTCATCCGCAGGATAAGCAATCGGTGCTTCCCAAAGACAAGTTTGTTCATTTAATATCCAACTATTATAAGGTTTTTTTGAAATAAAAGCATCTCTATCTTCGTCATAAGTATAACCGATAGCCGCATGATTTTTTCTAAAAGGTGTTCCACCAGAAGAATGAACTCCACCATGCGTATTATATGATGTTTGTTTCCAAATAGCCCAGCCTGTAAGTTTAGTTAAAAAGTCAATACCTATTGATTCTTGTTCAATTCCATTAGCATCATGCAATACTTCATTTACTAATGACTGAACTTCAATCACTTTTCCATTTAATCCTATTTTTGCGAAACTAGCCATTATGCTGTGTAACTCCCTGATCCGTTAAATTGTAAAATTGTATTACTACCTGATGTCGTAACTGTTGGAGAACCAGTTGATGTGGCAGAATAAAAAGCAGTTGGTACACTTAATATAACAACTCCTTTTCCACCAGATCCACCATTATTATCTCTAGCATTTGGTGTTCTTCCACTGCCTCCACCACCACCTCCAGTATTAGCTGTTCCTGCACTTCCATTATTGTTAAAACCTCCTGCACCACCACCACCAGAACCACCACTACCACCTGAGCCAGATATCATAGCACCGCCGCCACCGCCGCCTGCTCTTGTAACTGATGAACCAGTTATTGAAGAAGCTGTACCTGCTCCACCATTACCACCACTACTTTCGTAGTTTCCATTAGAACCAACACCTGCATTTATACCTCCTCCACCGCCTCCACCACCGCTTCTTTGAGCACCATTACCACCATTTGTTCCTTGTGATGGATTAGTTGATGGAGTATTACCAACACCACCTGGTCCAGATGTTGTAGAACCACCAGATCCTCCACCTCCACCTCCACCAGATCCTCCTGTTCTTGATTGACCAGAAGCACCTCTACCTCCTCCAGCGGAAGTTATTGTTGTTATTCCTGTTCCTGAAATTGATGAATTGTTTCCTGCTGTAGCATTATTACCTGATGCTCCACCTCCATCTGTTCCACCATTACCACCATCTCCCACTGTAACTGTAATTACTGTTCCTAGTGTTACTGTTTGAGTTGATGCTCTATTACCACCACCTCCACCACCTCCACCACCTTCATCACTTCCTCCACCAGCTCCTCCTGCTATTACTAAAAAATCTATTGAATAAGAATTTGGTGTTGTTATTGAATTACTTGCAGCACTTGCAGCACTTGTTCCTATTGCGTTAGTTGCTGTTACTGTAAATGTATAACTTGTATTTGCTGTTAATCCTGAAACTGTAATAGTACCTGAACCAGCTTGAGATAAAGTTCCTGTAATACCACCTGGACTTGATGTAGCTGTATAAGTTGTAATTGCAGAACCACCATTGTCAGAAGGTGCTGTAAATGTAACTGTTGCTGTTGCATTTGATGTTGCTGTAGCAGTTCCTATTGTTGGAGCTCCTGGTACACCAACTAATCCTAGTGTACCTTCTAATGAAGCAGAAGAGACAACCCAACCAATAGTTGAATCTGAATAAGTTAGTGTAATAGCTTCTTTATTTGTTTGAATTAATTTATTTAATAATGATCCTGTTATTTTATTTCCATTAGGATTTAATGTAATATTATTTGTTGAAGCATAACCTGAATAATCAACAATACCAATTGAATTTCCAACTGTTGGAGATGTTGGTAAAGTTAATGTTATTGCAGCAGATGATGTATTAACAAAATACCCTGTATTTGCAGATAGTGTTAAAGCAGAAGTAACTAAATTTGAAGTCCAAGTCATTCCACCACCTAATAAAGTAGCTCCTGACGCTACTGCAATAGTTTGACCAGATGTACCTAACGTTAATGTAGTAGCATTAGTCTGACTAATAATATTACTCGTGTTTAAATTCTGAAGTGCGTCTGTTCTTATAATACTAGCCATTGATCAACTCCCAATTCAAATTTGTTTCATTCCAGTTATACATATTACCATCATTAGGTTTAATAACTGGTGCTTCCCAAAGACAAGTTTGTTCATTTAATATCCAACTATTATAAGGTTTTTTAGGAATGAAAGCATCTCTATCTTCATCGTAAGTATAACCGATAGCTGCATGATTTTTTCTTAAAGGTGTACCACCATTATCATGTACTCCACCATGAGTGTTATATGATGTTTGTTTCCATACTGGATAACCAGTTAATTTAGTTAAAAAATCTATACCATTAACTTCTTGTTCAATTCCATTAGCATCATGTAAAACTTCATTAACTACTGAAAGTACTTCTATAACTTTATTGTTTAATCCTATTTTTGCAAAACTAGCCATTATGCTGTGTAACTCCCTGATCCGTTAAATTGCATTATTGTATTACTACCAGATGTTGTAACTGTTGGTGATCCTGATGTAGTAGAAGAATATCTAGCAGTTGGTACACTTAATATAACAACTCCTTTTCCACCAGCACCAGAGCTTGCACTACCAGAAGCACCTCCACCTCCTCCAGTATTAACTGTTCCAGCCGTTGCAGTAGTTGTTGAACCAGCACCTCCACCACCTGTTCCACCACTTCCAGCCGTTCCACCACTATTACTAGAAGCACCACCACCACCTCCACCTGCTCTTGTAACAGAAGAACCTGTTATTGAAGATGCAGTTCCTGCTCCACCATTTCCACCAGTACCACCAGAAAAATTATTTCCAACAGCACTTGCACCGCCCCCGCCACCACCCGTTCTAGGATATGAAGCTGTATTAGAACCATTACCACCATTATTTCCTTGAGAGGGAGACGTAACAGGGGTATTTCCTGTTGCTCCACTTTGGCTACCATTATTAAAACCACCACCTCCTCCTCCAGAACCTCCATTTTGAGCTAATGAATTTGGTCCAGCAACGAAACCTCCAGCACCTCCACCACCTCCAGCAGAAGTAATAGTTGTTAATCCTGAACCTGAAATTGATGAATTTGAACCACTATTTCCAGCTACTCCATTTCCTGTTGTAACTGCAGCACCACCATCTCCAACTGTTACTGTAATTACTGTTCCTATTGAAACTGTTTGAGTTGTTGTTCTATATCCTCCAGCACCTCCGCCACCCCCTCCGTTATTAGAATCCTCAGAACCAAAACCTCCACTACCTCCACCTGCTACTACTAGAAAATCTATTGAATATGATTGTGGTACTTCATCAGTTACATCGTCATCAGAAATTGGAATCCAACCTTGTGTAGAGTCTGCATAAACTAATTGTACTGTTTGTCCATTAGTATTATAAACTGGATTAGGTGAAGTAAATCCTTGAAAGTTTACTGAATTTTGATTTAATGTTAAAGCATTTGTTCCAAAAGTTCTATTGTAATCTACAAATACTAATTGATCTCCATTTGATGCAGAACTAGGTAGTGTTACTGTTATAGCTGCTGCAGATGTATTTACAAAGTAACCAACATTAGCAGAAACTGTTAAAGCTGATGTTACAATATTGGATGTCCAAACAACTCCATCAAAACCAAAGCCCGATACTGACGAACCAGCAGCCAAGGTAACTGTATCACCAGTTGTACCAATGGTAAGTGTGTTACCAGTATATGATGCAATTTGATTTACTTTAAGTAAAGGCATTATTCAACTAGCTCCCAATTTAAAATTGTTTCGTTCCATCTATATCTTTGTCCATCTGTAGGATAAACAACTGGTGATTCCCATAAACAAGTTGTTTCATTTAATATCCAAGAGTTATAAGGTTTAGGAGCAATAAATGCATCTTTTTGTTGATCGTATTGAAAACCAATACCAGCAAAGTTTTTTCTAATATTGTTATTGTAAGAAGTTTGTTTCCAAACATCTCTTGTATTATATAATTTGTTTATAAAATCTACACCTAGTTGTTCTTGTTCTACTCCATTAGAATCTTTGATTACAGAATTGTTAATAGAGATTACATTCTCTACTATATTTCCTGTTCCTAATTTTGCAAAATAAGCCATATATTATCCTGTTATACTTCCTGAGTCATTAAATACTATTACTGTGTCAGAACCATCTGTTGTAACTGTAGGCGATCCTGTTGTAGTTCCTGAGTACTTAGCAGTAGGCATACGAAGTATAACAACTCCTTTACCACCAGCTCCACCTTGTACACCTATATTTGAACATCCTCCTCCTCCACCACCTGTGTTAACATTTCCAGCAGTTCCTACTGCTCCACCCCCTCCAGTTCCAGCAGTACCAGCTCCAGAACCATTATAAGTTCCCCCAGCTCCTCCGCCACCTCTAGTAACTGATGAACCAGTAATAGAAGAAGCTAAACCATTTCCACCATTTCCACCATTAGTACTACTTCCATTTGTTCCAGCAGCTGAAGCTCCACCTCCTCCACCTCCTCCATATACAGAAGCCCCTGTACTTCCAACACCTCCATTATATCCTTGATTTGCTGTACCATTACCAGCAGGACCTCCAAAATTACTACCACCACCTGAACCACCATTTCCACCATTAAAAGCAGGACCAGAGCCATCCCCACCCCCTTTACCACCACCAGTTGATGTAATGGTAGTAATATCTGAACCTGATATTGAAGAATCATTACCATTAAATCCTCCTGTATCTGTTGCACCTCCATTTGCACCACCTGCACCAACTGTAATTGTATAAACTGTTCCACCTTTAAATGTTAAACTTGCTTCACTACTTCCTCCACCACCAGATTGTTCTGATGCATATGAATTTCTATAGCCTCCAGCTCCACCAGCTCCTCTTGCACCAGCTCCGCCACCTCCTCCTCCCCCAGCTACTACTAAAAAATCTACTGAATAAGTAATAGGTTCTAAAGCATCTGTTCCATTATTTACTCCAGATGTTGCAAGCCATCCACGTGTTGAATCTACATAATTTAAAATTACTGATTCTTTATTTGTCGTAATTAATTTATTTAAAGTTCCACCTTCTAATTTATTTCCATTAGGGTTAATTGTAATATTATTTGTTGAAGCATATCCTGAATAATCATTAATTCCTACTATATTTCCAAATGTAGGTGAAACTGGTAAAGTTAATGTTATAGCCGCTGTAGATGTATTTACAAAATAACCAACTCCTGCAGATACTGTTAAAGATGAAGTAACTAATGTTGAAGTCCAGTTAACTGCTCCGTTATAAACTTCACCAAAACCTGAAGATGAAGATCCACTAGCTAAACTTATTGTTTGTCCAGTTGATCCAATAGTAATAGTTGTACTATTCGTCTGCGTGATTAATGTAGACGTATTATTATTCTGAATTGTATCAACTTGTAAAATTCCGCCCATATTAAATTATTACTAATGTTCCAGTTACTGTTTGTGCCCCTGTTATACTAACAGGTCCTGCCAATACCCCAGATTGTATTGTTTGATCTTGAGTAATTGTTGTTGCATGTGTATTTACAAATGTTTGTGCTTCCATTACAGGAGATGGAGTATATGTTGCAGGTAGTGCACAAAATATATCTTTTATTCCTGATGAAAAATTTACTAAATTACTTGTATTAGAACTAGAGATAACTGAATCTCTTGTAAAGGTTGTAGCGTTCGTTAATGAGCCAATACCCACTTCCCATTGATTGCCTAAAGCAATCGTATAGTAAGTTGAATTACCTGCATAAAGTGAATGCAGTGCTGTATTTCAGAGTGGTGGATCCGTCACAGGCAGTGCTTACCGTTGAGAATTTTCTGTATGCTACAAGCCAGATAGCACAGACTACGCTCAGAAGTGTCTGTGGTGAAGCCGAGCTAGACGATCTATTAGCCAAGCGCGATCAGATTAACACTAGGGTCCAGGAGATTTTAGATCGCCACACAGATCCGTGGGGTATAAAAGTTTCAACTGTCGAGGTTAAGGATATCGACCTGCCGCAGGAGATGCGGCGAGCTATGGCGCGACAGGCTGAGGCAGAGCGTGAACGACGTGCTAAGATAATTCAGGCAGAGGGCGAGTTTCAGGCGGCTGAGAAGATTACGGCAGC